ACCCACTAACTGCTGACACCGGCGCTCGGATAACATTAACAACTTTGAAATGGTTTCAATCGAATAGGTTTGATCAGCCACGCTCAGTCCTCTTGGTGAAATAACGTCTGATCACATACGAGCGCACCAACGATATTAAAGTAAACCAAACACCAATGGCGATGTTGTCTTGCAGGCTAATATCAATGTCATAAAATGGAAAAATCAACAACTGCGAAGCCAGCGCCACGCCATAACCAATCGCCACATTGGTCAAACTTTCAATCGCACTATGCCACCTACTTTGCATCTGCAACCTCATTAAAGCACACGCCAGTTTCAGCGTGTGTTGCTATCTTGCCCGTGTATTCTTGCCATCTTTTAACAATCACATCTGTAAATAATGGGTCAAACTCCATAATGAAGCAATCTATATTGTGTTTTTCTGCCGCAATCAATGTTGAACCAGAACCACCAAAGTAATCAGCAATAGTCTTTGACTCTAATTTGAATCGTTTTATTATCCACTCTACTAATGAAACTGGCTTTTGAGTTGGGTGCACTCTGTTTATTTTCTCAGATGCTTGTGTAAATTGCCTTACAACACTTCTGAAATTTGCCCAAGCTAATTCGCAATCTGTCTGGTCTGATTGGCCATTGTTTTTATCCCAAACCAACCAACACTCACTATCTGGCAAAGCGCTTGAATAATAATTAGCACCCCACCAAATTTGTTTTGCATCTGGGTAAATGTTATAAATAAGATTAAAAGTATCTTTTGCCACATCTGGGTTGTCATCTCCCATAATGTCTGTCTTGTAATTCTTTGATAAAACGCCAGACTTAGTAACTGCGTTCATCCCATACGGTGGGTCTGTGTGAATTAAATCTGGCTTGGTTCCGTTCATCAATAAAGCAACATCACCACCATTAGTTGAATCACCACACATAACCCTATGCTCACCAAGCAGCCAAATATCGCCAACCTTTGATATTGGATCTTCTGGCACTTCTGGTACATCATCCTCATCGGTTAAACCGCCGGCAATATCTTCATCAATCACCAGGCCGGACAACTCATCCGCATCAAAACCAACCACCGATAAATCAAAACCAATCTTATCCAATGCGCTGAGTTCAAGTTTTAATAAATCCTCATCCCATCCGGCATTGAGTGCCAGCTTATTATCAGCAATAACATACGCCCGGCGCTGTGCCTCACTCAAATGATCCAGCACAATACACGGCACCTCATCCATTTGCAGTTTTGTAGCTGCTGCAAATCTGCCATGCCCGGCAATGATCTGGCGCTCGCCATCAATCAACAGCGGATTAGTAAAACCAAACTCGCCAATCGATGCGGCCAATTGATTAACCTGGCTATCACTATGCGTGCGAGTGTTAAACTCATAACCTTGCAACTCTTTAATTTTTACATATTCAATATTCATATAACTCTTTGATTTAACTCACATTTACTGAAACGAAACCCATATATATTTGCTGAAACTAAAAAAATAGTGGGCTTGCGAATTACCCTCAGTGCATCCGCGTCAGGAGTACCTTTTTTATTCTGACTGGTCATCGAGCTGTTGATAATGCTTTCTCTAAACTTTTATTCAAATTCTTTTTAAATTTAGAATTAACAACACCCTTACCGATCTTGTAGAAAGGGAATCGTTTGCGATAGCTAACCACTGGCTCAAACCCAACCATTAACTTAATACCTCTGTTACGCTTGCCACCAGTCCTTTCCCACACACCATCAATGTTCTTAATCTTGCCAATGAATTGATTTTTATTCTTAATAAAGCCTTTGCGCCTACCAGGAATATTACCAAACTTATTCAGCTTTGCGTGCTTGTACGGCACACCAATGCGACCAGTACGCTTACCACCCTCGACTTGATACTTGAGATACTTAGCCTGTATTGGTTTAATAAACACACTGGCTTCTTGATTGTTTTTGTTTGACCATTTAATTTTAAAAGCATTTTGAGTAAAGCTTGTTGGTCGGTCGAGCTTCTTGGATGTTTGTGCTTTCTCTGCTTTCATTACATCTTTGGCCGTGTTGTTAATGCCTAATGATATTGCAAACGGTAATTGCTTTTTCTCAATTCGAGTAAGCGTTTTATTTAATTCCTTGATATTATCTTTAACGATTAAATCCAACATAATTTAACTTCCATAATATTATTTTAACTTCCATTTACCAAACGGATTGCGACCGTTGAATTTAATCTCATACACCTTTTGCCATTTAAAGCACGTTGTGTACGACACATCCAACTGATTGGCCGCATCCCTAATTGTTGATCCTTGCTCTGCTTTACGCGCCAAGAACAACGCCACCGGCTCGCCAATGCGAACCTCTACACGTTGTTGTAGTTTCATAGCGTGTAATAATTACCACGATCACCCTCTACAAACTTAACCTCAACACCGGCCTTGCGTAACACATCCACCACTGCACCTAAGTTCTTGATGTTGTATTGCTCACGCGCGTAAGGCGGTGTGATGTTTTTGCCCTGCTCTAAATGTTGACGCACCACATAAGCCTGCGACCCCTCACGAAAGTAATTCGTAAAGCGTTTATTATCACGCGAGCATTTATACATATACACCATTCCACCGCCAATCACCGCACCACTTGCTAATATTATTAATTCCATACTTAATCCCCTAAAAAAATATACAACATGATTGCGGTATATAACCCAATCAAACCAATAACAAACTCAATTGCTTCCATTTACTTCCCCTTTTAACTGATCAACCAATTGCCTAATCACATCCAAGTGATGCTCGCAATCTCTATTGTCTTTATTACCAATCGCAAACAACAAATAATCCACCTGCTGCTTAATCGCGTTTGCCGCCTTTAAGCATTGATTCGCACTGTGATACCTCATGCCACTTTCCTATTTTTAAAATAGTCCAGCACCTCGCGTTGGTGTTCGAGTATCGCCCCATGCCCTGCTTTTTCAAACGGTGACATGTGAAAATCAATCATCTTTTTGCATTCGCAATAAGTCCAACCGCGTGTTGATTCCATGTAACGCATAAACATCACATGAATGTGTTGTGGCACTTTGTTAAACGCATGATCAGCAAAGAATCTAAACCGCGCATGATCATCCGCATCGTTCCACAGCCTTAAATAATCTTTGGATTTTTCTTCTTTAACCTCTATCACCACCACTGGTGCAACATTGATTTTTAAAATGCAATTAATAAATTGGTCTATTGTTGGTGGAAAACCCTTGCCATTAACGTCTGCCCATAAATCACAAGCGGATTTAATATTGTCCTCATTCAGTCTGTCTGCATCTACTTTTTTGCCGAGTTCCTCTGCCCATATCAATGTTTGTTTGGCTTGGTGTTTTTCATCGTTCTTATAATTCGGCACAAATCTAACTGTTAAATAACCCAATATCAAGGTCGCCGTTTTTTTGTATATTTCATTCATCAGTTTAATAATCCTCTGTTCAGTTGTTCAAGTCCCGTTCCAAATGACAACCCAGTATCAGCATCAATCCCTTGCGCTGCTAATTCAGCACGCCGGATCAATGTCATTGGTTGGTTGTTTTTCCTTTCGTTTTCTCTTGTTTCCCACGTCCTAATCGCTGATTGCCAACACTTCATTTTATTTTTTCCAACATACCAACCCTTTGATTGATAAAAATCAACGAATGATTGTGCATTAACCGAATTTTTACGATCATTGCAATAAGCTCGAACATCATCAATAGTGGGTGGATTAAATCGTTTACCCCCCTTTTTAGTTCTATTGGTTATGTTCTTGGTTAGTTCTTTGCCCGTTACCGTTTTGGTAACCCCCATGCCCGTTACCGTTTTGGTAACCGTTGGAGTTACCGTTTTGGTAACCGTTACTGAATTGGTAACGGTTACCAAATTGGGCGCTGTTATTTGATAGCGCGTTGATTTTGAAAATCCACCCTTACCAGTCTTGGTCAACCATCCTAAATCAACTAATTCTGAGGTTGTTTGTGATATTCGAGTGACTGGCATACCACATCGACCTGATAACTTTTCACGGCTTGGCCACACAGTGTTGGTGTTCTTGCCTCTGAATGATAACAAGGCGATTAATACTTTGATTTGTCTTTTGGTGAGTCTTTGATCTTGGATAACCTCGATTGGAGTGATTGCGAATATATCTTGACTCATCGTTGCAATTCCTCTTGATCCTTAGTTATGTCTTTAAATCCATAACAATCTGATCCAAATTGCGGTTCAAATTCTTGTCTGTCTTGATTACGCACTCTTGGATCCGGTGCATTGATTTTATGCCGACCACAAATTCTGGCCAATTCGCACTTGCTGGTACATATTGCAAACATATTCCCCCTATGTGTATTTTTTGTATAGAATTAACAAACTAAACAAAAGGTTTATAAAAAATGTTATCGATTAAAAATATCCGCCCAAATATCTTCGCGTTTGATTGCACCATTACTCAGTTTTTCAATCTGCAAACATCGCTTAATTGGAATACCTCGCCTTTTCCATTGAGAGATGGCCATTTGCGTTACACCGAGCAAATCTGCCAACTCTTTTTGCGAGCCAAAATACTTAATCACTTTTTCCATGCGCCTAATTATAAACATAAAAGTTTATAATAAATACATAAATTAATTTATGCCTAAATTGAATAAAAAAATTGCTGAAATTGTCGCAAAAGAATTAAAAACCAAAGGAATTAAAAAGGTTGAATTTGCACGTTTAATCAATGTATCGCCTCAATCTTTAAATAATTGGTTTAACCGTACTGGGATACCAAATTCTCAATTAAGTAATATCGCAAAAGCAATCAATGTACCAATTGATTATTTACTTACTGGCGACAACAAAATGCCCAACAATACTGTGAGCTTTGAATTATTAAACATCAAGGATTACAAGGGCAGTGATCTCGCTAAGTTTGATAATATTCACGATGTCTTTACCGTGGATCGCGAATGGTTTATTGATGTCTTTAAAAAACAACCAACACCCACCATGAAGATTGTATTTGCCCAATGCGAATCAATGCAGCCGACTTTTACACAAGGCGATTTTCTACTGGTTGATACGGACGACACCAACATCAACGATGGTGTTTATATCTTTAAAGTTGATGATCGATTGTTTATTAAACGCTTGCAAATAATGCCGGGCAAAATATTAGTTATTAGTGATAACAAAAAATACGAGTCATTTAACCTACCCAGCGATGCAGTCATAATCGCAAA